GTAATAGAATCAGTGCCAGTAACTATTCCGTCCTTATCAATGTTTATCATAATACATCCTCCATAGTGTAGGGAGAATACTAGCAAATATTCACATAATTATCAACAGCTTCCTCAAAATCCATCATAGGATAGCACTTCACGGCGCTATCAGGAGTAGCATTTATGATCTTCACGCCTTCTGGCGCGGGGGCTTTATCGAATTTCTTTACGAAACCCTCATACTCACGCCTCTGAAACAGGTCACCTGTATGATTCCCAAAAAAGTGTGCCTTACCATCTACGTGCCGCATATCAAAGCCACACATAACAATATACGGAGAACCAAATAATATAGCGAGGTTCAATGATTGAAACCCACTATTGTCACCGTAATGAATCTTATTTGGATCAGTAGAGAACCCAGAAGCAGCCTCGCCACTTACAAGATTCAGTCCATACTTATCCGCTGTCTCAATCTTCTGGTCAGCATGGGAACCACCGGCATGAGATGACCACTTCTCACCTAAGAAGTTCTCACAGTGCTGATGTTTGTCCCACCATCGCTGGTCACATCCATATAGAACGTCAGCCCACGGTATCATCCGATAAGCGTCCTGAACTATAAGTATCTTCCAGCGAATAAGCCTACTAATCTGTCTTGTTAGTTCGCTTGTTAGGCTTGGTCCTGGAGCCACCACTACGCAAGGCAGGTTTTGCCACACTCGTTTTATTCTCTGGGGCTTCGAGGACAACCTTTTTCTCCGGTGCTTTCTTGAATACAGGCGCAACGTAAACTTCTGCCGCCGATAAGCTCAGTAGCATATCACAAACAGACTTAGAAATGTCGCTACCAACATTATATATGCCGGGTTTAAGTTCCTTAGTCGTTCTAGCATCTGCCTGATACCGGAATAGTTTTCTGACTTTAATCTTCATGTTTAACCTCGTAAAAGAATGGAGGGGCCAAATCGACCCCTCCACCAAACACTACATCCCGTAGTGAATCAGCCAGTATTATGCACCGACATATTTCAAGAACTTCACAGCATCGTTGTTGTGAACGATCCCCGCAAATCTGCGCCTGACATAGAAGCGAATATAACCTGGATTCGTAATACCCTCTGCTGTAATAGCAAGGTTAGCACGATGCACAAGCGTATAAGCTCGCTTCCAATCGCCAAAGCCAAGATAGATGCCAGAGCCAGTGTCAAAGTCGGCCATATCTTCATATGTGAAGACAGGATGACCAAGCAATGAAGCCGGTTGACCAGCTTGCAATGAAGGCTGCCAGTAGTAGTCACCATTCGTTGATTTCAGCTTGCGTAATGCACCCTGAGTCACTGAATTGCAACCAAACTTCGCACCATTGCGATATGCACGATTAGTCGCATACACAAGGTCGATAACATCATCAGCGTTTACAGTAGTAAGCGGAGATGTTGCATCAGTCGGGACGTACTGGAATACAGCAGCAGCCCTTTGCGGAGAGCCGTCATCAGTAGCCACAGGCGCACTGTTAATCATACCAGTAGGCTTGTTTGAGGCATTACCAGACCAAATCGCCAAGTCCAATGCCTTGCCCATACCATCAGCAATATCGCCAACCAGCCAGTCCTGAACATTAAAGAACATATCCTGTGCTGACCATTCGCTTATCTGCGGATAAGCATACAACTCGCCCCAAGTCGGAACGACCTCGCGCAACGTGCCAGTACCAGTAGCGGTCCTTGACCCAGATTCACCAACCCATCCAGACGTTCCACCATGAATCGTTACGAGTTCTTTATAATCACTCGTACCAACTTGTCGCATGGTGATTTCATTCAAGATGTCAGACTGTTTCAGCATCAGACGATCAACGTCACGGCTGATTTCCTCTGGTACTGCATAACCACCGGCTGCGCCAGTAGCAATCGTAACATCCTTATACTCTTTTGACTTGGTGACTACATCACGAAGTTTCGTATCAGCAGATGTGTCCTTACCTCCAGCACGAAACCAATCAATGAACGCATCTTTATATTCACTGTGAATCTTGTCCTGAATAGATGCTTTAGGCCGATCATTCATAGCCTCAAGAATCTCAATGCGCTCATCCATGATGCTCTTTTCGCGCTCGCCTTCACGCTTCTTCTTTTCGCCGTCTTGAATATCTACTTCAATGCGGGCCAGTTGCTCGGCAAGGTCTTTGGCGCGGGCTTCATTACCCTTCGCCTCTGCCTCTTGCTTCGCATCATTCGTATCCTTAAACTCCTCGAATGCAGTATTGATTTGCTCAATAGCACCGAGAATAGGATTGGTATTTTCCTTACTCATTTTAATTACCTGTATATTTATGCGCTTAAATGCGCGGTTTACGTATTGTGGTGGCGAACATTCGTTCTGCTACCAGTGCCGCTGCCTTTGCAATCTCGGCATCACTCGGATCAACCTCAACTTCCACATCTCGTGTAGGTTCCTCCACATCCCGTGTAGGTTCCTCGTCAACATTAAAAAGAGCCGATGCTTTAGCAATGATTCTAGCGTCTTCAAGTTCCTCATCAAGAGGTTTAATTACTTGTTCTGCATCATCGCTTTCATCAAAGACTTTCGATAAGATCGTCTTTGCGACTGATTGCGAGCAACCCACATCCCGTAAGGTACGCTCAAATTCTCTTGACGTAGGTACATACTCGCCTATAGCCGATAATTGGCTTTTAGCGTGTGCGACCTGCGCCATTGGATTCATAGGAAGACTCACAACAGAGACTTCCCATAATTCCAATTCCTTCAAAAGACGGTTGCCGTCATCGTCAAAGTCCTGATCGACGGTTGAATAACCAATCGACAAGCCCTTAACAGCATCCATCTTCAATAATTCGTGAATCTCGTTGCCCAGTGGGGTATCAGCAAGAACACCTTTTACGGTTAGTCCGTCCTTATCCTCACCCATTTCCAGCCACTTGCCGGGTACGCGAGATGGGTCGTGCATCCAAAACATTTGCGGTAAAGAACCCGCCTTTTTGTGTTGCGCTAATGTGCGCTTAAATGCACCAGCCATAACAACGTCGCCACCCAGATCGACGTTATTGAACACGCTCCCATGTCCCTCAAACTCTCGATCACTCAGATTCTTGATCTGGAGCGGAATCGTTATCTTCTGCTTCATTTTGGTTCCCCATATTTTGCCCACTTGGGCCTTGATCGAAGTATTCATCCCCACCGTCACGCGGGTTCATCCCTTCACTTTCGCGCCATTCGTTAGCGTTGATAACGCCCATTTCGCGCTGAATCTTTTGTCCTTCTTGACGGGTCTTGAAGTCTGCCCGTAATGCACCATCCAGGTTGAACCGGATAATAACACCGCCGCTGCGGTCAGCATCAGTCAATAAGTCTCGTTCCATTGCTGACTCGAAAGACTTAGCAACAGGCAGAACAACGTCAAGAATAAAATCTTGTGATTGCTGCTCCAAGTTATTGAATGTGCTGGCCGTCATATCCCCAGTAAGGTGTGCCGGTACGCCAAACGCTGCGGCTATCACCGTCCGTTGATGTTGACGAGTCTCAAGGAACTGCGCCTTATCATGTTCAATTGTTATTGCTTCTGGTGCGGCCATACCCTTCGGCAACACCATTCCCTTGTGTCTCTTTTTGCCAGAAAACATTTCTTGGAAGTTTGCCATAAACTCTTTCGATTGGTCTGCTTTCTCAAATCCAGACGAACCCTCTAAGAAACTAAATATCAATAAAGGCAATGCACCGTTATCAAAGAACGTGATGCCGAACTTCTCGGCCATAATCTCTAATGCTATGGTTTCTGCAACGTCCTTAACTGGTGAATCACCCTTGAGAAAGTCCCTTGCGGGACCGCGAGCCGTAAATATCTTGTTGGGTGCTAATACACTATCTATAGCATTGTCACCCTGATTAATACGATACGATACCTGGAACGTGTCCGGGTCTTGTTCGGGTGATACGCGGTCAGGACTGATCGGAAACAACTCACGTATCGGTCCAGTTGACACGCGCGACTTGAACGCATAAAAAGCACCATGTCGTATATATGTAGACGCAGCATCCTGCCAGAAGTCCAAACCAGACTGCCATGAGTTCGGCTTTCGTAACAGGTTTGCTACGGGATGCCTCGGCAGTAGCTCTTTAGTGGTCTTATTCCCTACTGTTTTCTTCTTAAAAACGTGTACCGGAGTCACCGATAAGCGTCTTGATATAGCCGTTACAATCGCATGAACGGTTGGACTTCTCATGCAATTCTCTGGCGTTACGTTAACTGTTGACATACCCTCCTGAGCAGCAACAATACGCATTAGCACATCTTCAAACTGCGCCTTGTCCTCTTTCTTAGTCCACGGCATTCTCATAACGCTATTAGGTTCCCTGAAACATACCGATCAACCTCGCCAGAGGTTGCGGTAATCGCCATTATCATAGCTACCATGCCGTCAATGCGGCCTGTAGATTTCGCTTTGTTTAGTTTTCTATTACCGGCTGGATCGATGTCTACTACTGAGTTAGCGCAGCACATAGTCAGAACCGGATTGTCGCCGTGTCTCAGGCAAGCATTCAGAATAACCGACTCAGCCATATCCATCGCTGGAGCCATGTCTTTATAACCCTGCCCAAATTCGATCAACGGCAACTCAGCACCAAACCGTTCAACCTCACGCTTCAACACATCAATTCTCCATCGGTCAAAGTTTATGGATGCAACGTCATAGGTGTCGCATATCTCAATAAGTCGCTTGGCTATCGGTTCATAATCAACCGATGCGCCTGGTGTAGCTGTGATGTAACCCTGCTTGTGCCACATATCGTAGGGAACGCGATCCCGCGCAGACCTCGCAGCAATACCGTCAAGCGGTACAAAGAACTCTGGTCGTATGTGATACACGCCCTCATAGAGTGCGCATGTGACTAATGCCGTTAAATCGTTCCTAGCTGATAGGTCAAGCCCAATACCTACAATGCCCCTCTGAAACGCCTCATCCATTGCCTCACCGTTGCATAGCTTCCACACGGCAGCGGGTATGAATGGCGACGACATATTAACGCGCTGATTCAGAATCAGGTTTCTATATGCTGCCTCACGGGACGGCATACGCTCCGCTTCACCAGCCGACCTCTTTACCTCGGTCTTATTAAGGAAGTCACCATACGCGGGGTTGGCTTTCTTGATTGTCTTTATCGCAAACGGTGGGTCATCAACCGGGGCGG